CGCTGTGATGGCTGCGCTGCTGGCGGGGCAGTCTATTTCCGAGCTTGCCGAAAAGTACAAGATCCCGAAGGGCACAGTTAAGGGATGGAGCTCCAAGCTGGACCGAGACCCCGCAGTTCCAACCACAAAAAAAGAGGAGATAGGCGAACTGATCATCGAGGCGCTGCGCGAAAATATCCAGGCTATTCGATTCATCTCGCAAACGATCCAGAACAAAGAGTGGATATTGAAACAGGATGCCGCCTCGCTCGCGACTCTATTTGGGGTGAAGTTTGACAAGGCGATGAAGGCCATAGAGGCATTCGGCGAGGCTGACGAGTAGTGTTTACCGCGCCGATCATATCACGCCCAACCATCCCCATGGGTCGACGCGCGCTCAATGAGGCCCGCCTTCCGTACCCGAAGTGGTTTCGAACGACACTCCCCGCCGGATGGACAGAACCGGACCACATACGAATCATCAACGAGCACCTTGCGGCCGTCGAGACAGGCGATATCGACCGGCTGGCAATTCACATGGCTCCCCGTCATGGCAAATCGGAAACTGTAACCATCCGTTTCCCGCTGCGGTGGATTATTCGCAACCCCTCCGACAACGTGCTCGTGACGGGATATAACGAACGCTTTGCCCGCAAATTCAGTCGCCGCATACGGAACATGGCCTCTGAGCGCGGGATGGTGGCTCAGGACAAGAGCGCTACCGACGAATGGGCAACAACTCACGGCGGAATCGTCATGGCGCGCGGCGTCGGTAATCCGCCAACTGGAACGGGATTCAGTCTAATCGTAATCGACGACCCGATCCGAAAGCGGGAAGATGCAGAGAGCGAGGTCTACCGCGCGAAGACGTGGGACTGGTACACCGACGACCTTTACAACCGCCTCGAGCCCGGCGCGCCCCTGGTTTTGGTCATGACTTTGTGGCATGAAGACGATATCGGATCGCGTGCAATCGCTGCCGAGCCTGGACGATGGACGGTTCTTAAGCTCCCGGCCATTGATGACGCCGGTACGCCGCTGTGGCCCGAACGATTCGACCTACAATCGCTCGAGCGCATCCGCGAAGTCATGCGGCAGAACGAAGGGCTTCGCTCGTGGGATGCCCTATATCAGCAGAACCCAACCCCAAAGGAGGGCTCGATATTCAAGGTCAGCGAGCTCAAGTATATCGACGCGTCCGAGTTGCCATTGCCGCCGCGGATGCGCCTGTGCCGCGGGTGGGATCTAGGAGCGAGCGAGGGCAAGGGGGATTATTCAGTCGGGGTGCTTATTGGCCGGTCCGACGGCATGACGTACGTAATCGACGTCGTTCGTGGGCAATGGGAGGGCGCGAATCGAAACCGGCAGATGCGAGCGACGGCGGACCGCGACGGATCTGCCGTGAAGGTCCGATTACCCCAGGATCCAGGCCAGGCAGGAAAGGATCAGGCGAAGAACCTGTCTCAGATGCTTGCCGGCGTTCCGGTAAGGACGATGCCGGTTACGGGTAGCAAAGAGACGAGAGCCGATCCATTCGCCGCGCAGGTCAACGAAGGGAACGTCGTACTCGTCCGCGCCGCGTGGAATGCTGCCTACATCGAAGAGCTTCGCGGCTTTCCCGCAGGAAAGCACGACGACCAAGTGGATGCGAGCGCTGACGCATTCAACGAACTCACGACCCGCAAGAAACCAGACTGGTCCACCGCCAAAGCCTACGTACCACGAGTATGAACGACCAAATCAAAGCAATCCTAGCCCTAACCCGCAAGGAATACACCGACAACCTCGAAGCGTGGAAGCGCAACGAGATGCGTTTCAACGCGGGCGAGGACGTCTACGGCGAACTACGCGCTTTCCAGTGGGAAAACGTGGTCCAGACCGAAGACAACGAGACGGGCGGTCGTACGGTAACCCCAGGGCTTTCCAGCTATCAACAGCGGCAGGACGCGGCGGTGTGCGTCGAATTCGCCGCGATGACGAAGGAGAAGTTCGGAGGACTGCTATTCCAGCACTTCCCACAAGAAGACAAGGGAATGGATCTCGGCAATCTCCGGTCTGCTGAGGATGGATGGCGAGCCGAATCACTGATGCACAACGCGGACGGGACGGGCCACAATGCGAGGGCTCTGGATTCGTTCTGGCGTGACGAAATGGAAATGGCGATGGCTACCCGTTACAGGTGGATCATGGCGGAAGCCCCGGCCGGAGGGGCGCAGAGTAGAGCGGAGGAAGAAGAAAACAGGCCTTATTTCGTCGGCTTCAGTCCTACCCAAGTTCCGTACTGGTTCGAAAGACGGGGTAATCTTCAGTGTATTCGGATTCTGCTCGAGGACACGAAGCCAAGAATGGGTAGTGATGGCAAAGTCGTACACGAGACGATCACGTTCCACTACCTCATGACGAGGGAAGGATTTGAGGGCTGGGGAACGGCCGAAAACGCCGGAGATCCCAGGTTCGCATTCGATAAGGGCGGGTGGTGGCTTGTCGATGACGAGGGTGAGATTGTCACGGATGGCGAGATGGAGATGTTCGGAGATTGGGAATCGACGGGAGGTGAAATCCCCGTCGCGCCTCTGTATTACGAGAGAGGAAAACCCGGCAGCAAGGACACCGGGATCACTCATATCGGACGAATCCAGGTCGAGTTCATGAACCAGCTCTCCGCGATGTTCTACGACTCGTGGAGCGGCGGTTCGGGTACGCTCTTCTTTGCCGGTGCCGATAACGAGCAGTGGGATACTATCAGGCAGGCCGGGCTCTTAAATGGAAAGTGGATACCCATTCCTCCGAAGACCAGCGAAACCGGCGCTCCGGCGAACGTGCAGGTCATATCTCAGGCTGCTTTCGACGCATCTCCGGCGATCGTGTCGTCGCTGGAATGGCTGCTGAAGCTCGCCACGCAATTAATCATCAGGGAGCTTACCACGTCTCCCGATGCATCAGGTACGTCCCGGCAACTGGAATTCTTGCAGGGCAACACGCCACGTCTATCCAACATGGCCGCGAACCTTGAGGAGTGCATGGGTACGATGCACCGTTTCCTCGAAATGCGGTGGGGATACCCCGAGCCGGAATCGTCGGTCAAGTGGTCTCGGCACTTCGACCTCAGAACGACTCTGGAGAAGATCAGGGGAGTGTTCGAGATCATGGCGCTTTCGTCGGGTCAGAGTCCGACGCTGGTTGCGAATACGATGATTGCCGCCCTCAAGTCGGAAGGGTTGATTCCGGATGAACCTCCGGAAGACGGGGAGGATTTGGAGGCGGTGATTCGGGAGGAGTTTTTAACGAGTTCGAGAGACCGGGCGACTGAGGTCGACGCGTTAAGTCAAGTATTCGGGTAATGCCAGTTTACCAAGACGAATTCAACGAAGCCCTACACGAGGCGAGACGGGCGTTCTTCCAGGGGGAGGGCGTGCCGCAACGGCAACTCCGCGCACTATACGTGGAGTTCGCACAGATGCTCGTACGGATCGACAGGGAAGCGGGGACGGGCATTATTACGGCGGAGAGGGCGGAAGCGCTGCGGAGGTCCATACTGACCGAAATGGCGCGGTTCGGCATCAGGCTGGAAGCCCAGTTGATAGCGGGGACGAACCTCGCTGCCGAAGCTGCTGCCGCGGCCCACGGAGAAGCCTTGCAAGCTGCAGCGAGGGCGGCCGGCGTCACGATATCGCATTCGTTCGCGTCCGTACCTCGAAGGGCGCTTGAGAATATGATGATGCGGAGAGGACTTGATATCATATCGGATCGCGGTCGTGGCGGTGTCGGAAGAGGTGGTCTATCAGGGACTTTCGAAACCCTTGTGAGGCGGCGGATTCGTAACTTACAGCCTGACGTAGACAGGATTTTAACGTCGGCTGTCGCTCGAGGCCAGAGCGCCGGAAGATTGACGAAAGAACTGGCGCTCACGATGTCCCGCGACGATCCGGCGTTGTCGTTGGCGCTTGAACGAATAGGGGCAAGGGGATCGAGGCTGAACCGGCTTTTGCACGAAGGGAAGCTGGATGAGATTACGGATGTACCGGAGATTCGGCGGTTGTTATATGATGCGCGAAGGATCGCCGTCTCGGAGCCGCTCCATGCTTTCCATGAGTCGAACATCCAAGGCATGGTAGAGAGCCCTGTCGTAAAACTCGTGAAGTGGTCCGTCTCGGGGAGACATGGGGGGCTGCACAGTTCCCCGGACAGTTGTGACGCCTTCGCCGATGCGGATATCTATGGGTTTGGCGCCGGGCTTTATCACCCTGGACAGGCTCCATCTCTCGCTCATCCCCACTGCGCATGTACCCTACAAGCCGTCGTTGCTCGACCCGCCGAATGGGGTGATCCGAAACCGCCGATGCAGCCGCTTAAAACCATCTCAGAGGACGGCATGAAGTCCATTCTCGGCGAAGACGCAACGGAGGCTTACGTAAAATCACAGTCCAGGATGATGAACAACAAAATACGGGATGCTTGGACGGCTTCAAATGTGGCGAAGGCGGCATGAGCGATTTAATTGACAATATCAGCGACTTTATCGGCGAAATAGACGGCATGATGCCGAAAGGCAATCATACGCTCGATCTGGCAAACAACATGGAGTATGCCGAGACGGTCCACAATAAACGAGGGCTGTATCTCTTTAACGACGCCAAGCTTCGCGAGGGGGTCGTTAAGTGGCTGAAAGAGGTTATCCAGGCCGACTTGCCGCTGAACGACAGAAATATAGTCTTGGCGCTGGATGGAGTTCGGTACGAGTATATCGGGCATCTACAATCCCTCACGGCCAAGATGCGACCGCCCGTGAAGGCTGGAGAGGGGCCACGCAAAACTCACCCAGGCGGCTGGAGTGACGTCAGTGGTCAATTGGCGAATGCATTCCAAAGCAAGATCGATGGGAAAGGATCAGTAAATCATGAATACGACGGCTAATGCCTGCTATTAATAAGTGCACTTTGTGTGGAGACGAGTACGAAACTCAGCGGAGTAGGGCCGCAAAGAGCAAGTACTGTTCTCGACGGTGTCGAGACGAGTCGTACCGAAAGGGTCGACACAAACCATGTGCTCAGTGCGGCAAGAAGTTCTACGTAAAGCCCGCCCTAGAGAGGGTGCGGTTTTGCTCGACAACATGTTACCACAAGAGCATGGAAGAACAGTTCGAAAAGACGTGCAAGCATTGCGGTACGGACTTCACCGTCGAGCGGTGCCGCAAGGATGAGGCGGTGTACTGCTCATGGGATTGCGCGATGGAGGCGCAGCAACGTCCGCGCGACGAACTGGGCAATCTGCGCTGCTCTTCCTGTAAGGAGTATATGCCGCCAGATGAGTTTCACAACAGTTCGTTCACGCTAGATGGGTTTAGCCTCCGGTGCAAGGAGTGCTCACGGCATAGGTGGAATGCCAGGCGTGCAGTAATGGCGGACACAGATATCGATCCCGGATTCCTGCGACAACTCAGACACGAGGGCCAGGGGAATCTATGTGCCTATTGCGCCACCTGTCTGGATGACGTGACTCCTCATCTAGACCATAAGCAGCCTATCTCGAAAGGCGGTACCCACACACGCGACAACGTTCAGTGGCTTTGCTCCGTATGCAATGTCGCAAAGCGTGATACGCCGCATGACGAAACGATGCTAGCAGCTTGACCAACCCCCAACCCATATCCGAAACCCGCCTATCCGGCACCATGAAACGCGGCGCCGTCCTCTTCTTCACGGCCCAGACCGGCAATAGCACGGAGTGGCGGTACGACATGATCGTAGCCTACGTCCATCACAACGGCTATCCGATGACGGAGGCTTTACGAAAGCTCAAATGGCTCCCGCTGACGGACTTGGGGTATGCGGGGGAGTTTCAGAATTGACCATGTGCAACCACGCCAACAGAGAAGCCGCAATGGTCGTCGTTAAGGACGGCGTATGGTGCGATCCGTGCCTTGTGCCACTCGTGAAGGCTCTGAATGATGCCGGAATACGCACCGTAGCGTCATGCTGCGGTCACGGCCACCGACCCGGTAACATTGTACTTGAAGACGGACGCGAGCTAGTCATTGCGCGAGATTGGAACGAGGCCCGCGAAATCGACGCGTTGTTCCCGATTGACATAAACGGCGATGCGATGACTCTCCTCGTACCAGAACACGACCCCCTGCTCGTTTACTGCCCGTTCGAATCCGGCTGGTTCGGCAGGCGGGCGTCACGATCCGAAGTCATCCGGCTGTTAGGTGAGAACGGCTACGATGATCCTCCTGATTACATCGAGGATGCGATATGTACCGGCCACGCCCCGGAAGGCGAATTCTACGTGAGCAGCCGCAAGCCGTCGCCGGGACTATGGGCGATCATGGGCGCGGAGAAGAACGCGGATCAGGTCGCGGAAGAGCAGATGGACGAAAGCGAATCAACCAAACCATGAACAGACCACCAACCAGCATGCACCCCGATCTAGCCGTTAGCGTCTGGGATATCCTGCAAAAGCTAGCCGATGCCGTAGCTGCTGCCGACAAGGTATTGCCCGAGCATGCCGCCAAGATCCTATTCAAGGCCGCGTATTCGGCATGGTATCGGCTCGAGGAATTCCGCCCGGCAGGTGGATGGCCCGAACAGGTGACCGATGCCTCCACGAGACCAACGGAAAACGAGATCGTCGATAAACTCATGGCAATTCACGCGAGCGAAGAGGCGCGATCGTTGTTCGCCGACTTGTTCGGCAATGGACACATCCCGATCAGAGCGGCAGTTGACGCCGCATATCGATTCAGGATGCGGGAGTATGATAGGGATTGCCGTATCCGTCTCGAGAAAATAAGGCTAAATGAACGAGAGTAAACCAGCATTCCGCTACGCCCTACCAGACTGGACCGGACGCGTCTACAGCGTGGAAACAGGCGGCGAATCCCATCCGATGCCCGGCGAAGAAGTGAACATCATGCTCACGAAAACACGCGCTCCGATATCGCTCGCTCTCATGATGAAGAACATGCCACGCGGACATAGGCTTCCGGTGGAGTTCGGCGGGAAGAAAATCACGATCACGAGGGAATAGATGGACTACGAAATCCTTCTCGAACAAGGTCATTGCTGGCTGTGGCGGGTCGATGCGCCCGTAAACCGCTTCACCGAAAAGGAACTGGATACACTCAATATCGATCCGGACGGCCCTGACGCATCTGATCCTATGGGTACGATCATCGATATCGGTGCCGCGTCGCCTCTCCGGTATATCCGTCCGTCGAATGTCCATGAAGACGCGACGACGTTCTACGATAGGGCGGGCGAGGGATACGTGGTGTTCGTGTCGTTCGAGCAGTTCGTATCCGAGTATGTGGCCTGGCTGAGACGCCATCCGGAATTGTACGAGATCGAAGATGGTGATGATGACGGACAAAACGAGAGGGTGAAGGCATGAACGAGTACCACGTGATGCCCGCTTTCGATAGGCCTGGCTGGGCTGTCCGACGAACTGGCGCCCGTCGTGCCACGAAGATCCATCCCGAGAAACAGGATGCAATAGAGGATGCGAAACGGCGCGGGGATGTGGTGTACGTTCACCGAAAAGACGGGATGGTAGAGAACAGAATCGAGAGATGATCCACAGTCCCGAATACCTCGAATCCAAGTACGAAACCCGCGATCCGTGGGGCTACCGCATCCATCCCGACGATATCGAGCGGAAGCGGCGGATCCTTGCGGTCATTGAAGAACTAGTGACGACGCATACTTTTCAGCGCGCGCTTGATATCGGAGCCGGGGAAGGCTGGATCACGGCAGAACTGCCGGCCGAAGAGATCGAAGCGATTGAGATCAGCGACAACGCCGCTTCGCGCTTCCCGGACCACGTTCGGCGCGTCAATGCCCCTACGGGTCACTATAGCCTCATTCTCGCCACCGGGATTCTCTATGCGCACTACAATGTTGATCTCTTCCATCACTGGATTAGACGCCACGCTTCCGGCCTGGTGGTCACGTGCAATCTTGCCGATAGCGAAGTGCCGCTAGATGCGGAAACTATCTATGAGGAGCGGTTTCCGTATCGGGATAGGGTGCAACATCTCGCAGTCTATACGCCTTGATCCTACTTCATTCCATAGCTCCCGAAAAACCAACCTCGAATTACAACACGAGGGCGGAAGTAATGTCGTCGACCGGCCCGCTCTCCTTCGACGGCGTGTACCGGAACGTCTTCGAGAACCGGGACGCGCTGAAGGGCAGAGAAGGAATAGCGTTCGTCATTGGAAACGTCGTCGGCAAAGACAACTCGTTCGATACGGGCCAACCTCACGAGACGTTTTGCACGTGGGAAGAACTGGTCGAGCTCGGCCTTGAAATCGGCTGGCACACGTGGACGCATCCTGATTTACGTGCGCTGTCCGATTCGGATTTAGAGAGCGAAGTCACGCCGCCGTATCACATGCGGCATTTCGCCTATCCGTACGGGAAGTTTGACAACAGAGTAATCGATGCCGTGAAGGACGCGGGGTTCGAATACGCATGGACGGCAGGCGGGGGAGATGATTCGCAGTATCAGAGACGGAGGTGGCACATTTGAAATACCTCGTAGCCGTCACTCCGATTTGGCGCCGTCCCGCCCTAACCACGCAGTACATCCGTCAGATGCAGCGATGGAAGGATCGCGCCCGAAACTTCTCCCTGCTTTTGGTAGGCAGCGAACGCAAGCGGTCGAAGGCGCTCGCAGTTCCAGGCACGTGGTACATCGAGCACCGAAATAAACCTCTCGGCAAGAAATTCAACGCCGGCATCAGAAAGGCTCTCGAAATGGGCGCCGATTACGTCCTGATCATGGGCAGCGACCAGTTCGCGGACGTGTCGATGCTGGATAAATACATCGAACTGATGGAAGAGGACGTTCCGTACGCCGGTGTGCTGGATACGTACGTGCTGGACGGCACGAGGGCGCTGTACTGGAAAGGCTACAGCGATGAACGCAAGGGCATGCCCGTTGGACCGGGGCGGCTCATTCGAAGGGACGTAATCGAGTCGATAGGCGATCTGTACGCCAACGGTCTCAGCCGGAATCTCGACGGTAGCGCGGATGCGAAACTGCCCGATCCGGTCGTGTTCTCGGGCAAGCCGTACCGGTTCGTCTCGGTGAAAACCGGAGAGTCGATCACGCCTGCGCGGCGGTATAAGGGGCGGGCCGTAAAGGCGTCACTGTTTCAGGATTTCTTTGAGTGACTGCGTCTAAAAACATATTGGTAGTTGCCCCACATTGCGATGACGCCGAGCTCGGCTCCGGCGGCACTATCGCCCGATACGTCGAGGAAGGCCACAGCGTCCACGTCGTCGCGCTGTCGGACTGCCGGGACTCCATCCCTGCGGGCTTACCATCCGACGTACTGAGAGGCGAAGCACGGGCCGCAGGGAGCGTATTAGGAGCAACCGTCGCGGTGTATGACTTCGCCGTACGGACGTTTCCCGAGAAAAGACAGGACATCCTCGATTACCTGCACATGCTCGGGACGACGATCAAGCCGGATCTCGTTATCTGCCCGGCGCCGTCTGACTTCCACCAGGATCATTTGACGGTATCGCTCGAATGCTTGCGCGCGTTCAAGTGCTCTATATGGGCAACCGTACTCCCCTGGAACACCCTTCGCTCGAACGTGAACGGCTTCGTCAGACTTGAGGAAAGGCACATTGAAAAGAAGGTCGAGGCATTGAGCAAGTACGCGAGCCAATCGCACCGGGCTTACATGGACCCGGTGACGGTGATTTCGTGGGCGCGGACGGACGGGCTGCAATGCGGGGCGAAATACGCTGAGAAATTCGAGGTCTTGAGGGAGATCAACTGATGGCGAAAGTTCGAATTATGACTACCCAAGGCACGGGCGAGAAAAGCGCCTGGTTCTGGTGCCCCGGATGTAAGGGATATCACCGGATTCCATTTGAAAATGGGCCGGTCACATGGGATTTCAACGGCGACGTTGACGCGCCCACGATCAGCCCCTCGATACTCACGGACGGACACCGCCCTGAGCGCCGCTGTCACAGCTTTGTCCGGAGCGGCAAGATCCAATTTCTCAACGACTGCGGGCATGAGTTGGCAGGCCAGACCGTCGAGTTACCTGAATGGAACGTTGAAAACGAGTCGTTTATAAACTGATGCGAGTATTACTGACCGGCATCGGCGCGCCCGGCACCCCCGGAACCGTCCACTGTCTCCGCAATGGAGGCCCCGTCCGAATCATCGGATGCGATGCCGATCCGGACCCCGACAACGCGCACCTCGTGGACGCCGTGTATCACGTGCCGAGACCGGACAACCCGGAATACCTCGATGAGATCGCTTCGATCTGTATTTGGGAATCCGTCGACGTCGTTCTCCCCCAAACCACAGCAGAAGTCGAGTTTCTATCCAGAACGAAGCATCAGCGACATTTGCTCGACGCGGGAGCAAGGGTAGCTTGCGCGAACGGGCACGCGGTAAAAGGGGCGAACGATAAGGCGCACGTGATGGAGGCGTTCGCGGCGATCGGGTTGCCGTCGCCCGAGTTTTTGATTATCTCAGATCGGCAATGGCTGTATGAGGCAAAAGATCGTTTCGGGCTGCCATTCGTGATCAAGCCAAGGTCGTCGAATGGGAGTCGGGGGGTTCGGATTGTTCGGGACGACAACTGGATCGTGGATCATTTTCTCACCGACAAACCCGATGGCCTGAGCACGACGATGACGGCCATGTCTTTGATATTGGCCGCAATGGAGTCAGATGAAGGAGGGGCTCCCGAGCTGATCGCCATGGAGTTTTTGCCCGGCGATGAATTCTCCGTCGACGTATTCCGAGGCCTTCACGCACAAGCCGCCGTCCCGAGACTGCGAAAGAAGATGCGAGGCGGAATCTGCACGCACGCGGTTGTTGAGATGCGACAGGACTTGATCAACTACTCACTGAAGGCCGCGAAACATCTTGCGCTCACGGGCGCATTCGGGTTTCAGTATCGGCTTGATGGGGACGGCGTGCCGAAGGTGATCGAGTGCAATCCACGCGTGCAGGGTACGATGTGCGCCTCGTATTACGCCGGGCTGAACGCGCCGTGGCTTGCCGTCCGAGAGGCGATGATGGACCATCCGACTGAAATCAATCTGATAGACGGAAATATCGAATTCCGCAGGTGCTGGAGTGGAGTTGGGTTCGTCGACGAGGTGGCCGAATGCGTATAGGGCTCCTGACGTGCTGCTGGGCCGACGACGACCCCCCACGAGGCCGACTCGCGGAAATAGTTCTTCGTCATAATGGCGCAATCCGCGTTCCCGGCGTGGAGCTCGTCAGAGTCGCCGTGTACAGCCGTGAGGACAAACATATTTCCCCGGCCCTAGCCGTTCCGGGATGGACGTATCAGCAGTTTCCGAATCGCCCACTATCGGACAAATGGGACGCCGGCGCGAAGCTGCTCAGAACGAAGAACGTCGACGCCATGATGATATTCGGCTCCGACGATTTCCTGAATGCGGAGTATATCGAAGCCGCTGCGGATGCCCTTCGAAAAGGCGCAAAGTACGCCATGCCAAAAAGCCTGTATTTCTTCGACGCGAAGGAAAAGAAGGCGATGTACTGCCCGGTGATCGGAAGAGTGGGGGGAGGCCGGGCGCTGTCTAGGAATCTACTCGACAGGATGCACTGGGAGCCGTGGGAAAGGGGCTACCAGAGAAACATTGACGGCTGCATGGACCGGAGATTGATCGACATAGGCCACAAGCATCCCGACGCCACGATTGACGACATACGATCCCTAAGCGCTCTGATTCTCGGGATTAAGACAGGCGGTAACCTTCACTCGTTCGACAAGATGCGCCGTGGATTGCAGGGCGAGCCTGTCGATTCGGGGGCGCTTTTGGAAAGGTACGTGCCGGAGTATTCTGAGGAATTGCTCAATTGGTAAAGTGCGCGAAGTCACATATTGACCGCGATACCGAGCCCATGCGACTGACTGAAAAGCAGTGGCAGGCCATCCGTCTACGAATCGAGTCGTATATCTCGCGGGGATGGGATGAGGCCCGAATCTACTGGCCTGACGGGGAGATCGGCGTTTCGCCGGTACGGTTGGGGAAACGGGAGAAGGTATGATTGTGGAAAAGAAAGTCTATGCAGTTGGAAACGGGCGGCTTACAAGGTTGAAAGTGTAGCGCATCCCGGCTATATTGGTAGCGCATCTAACAATCAACAAACTTCGGTTATTACAATGGAAACGGTAGCAGTAAACGGCAAGTCTCATGCGGATCAGCTCCTGACGATCCCGCCGCCGAATTTCAAGGTGGCGCTCTTCACGGTTCGTGGTGATGCCCCGCTCGTGATGAACAAGTTCTCGGCGAAAGCCCGCGAGCAGATGAGGCAGAAACAGGAGGCCGGGTCGACGGGGAAGAAGGGCACGAAGCGGGAAGCGAAGGATTTCAATCTTGCCTATGAGCAGGCCATCCATCGTTCACGCGAGGGGTGGGTAGGTATTCCGGCCGGCGCGGTCAGGTCTTCTATGATTTCCGCCTGCAAGATCGTCGGGTTTCACATGACGAAGGGCAAGCTTGCCGTATTCATCCAGGCCGATGGATTCGAGGTGACGGACGGGACGCCGCTTATCAAGATCACGAAGGGCGAACCGCATTATCACGAGTCGTTGGTCCGGAACGCCACGGGCGTGGCTGACATTCGCCCGCGCGCGATGTTTGACGAAGGATGGGAGGCGGATGTCCGTGTGAAATTCGACGCCGATATGTTCACCCTCGAAGACGTGGCGAACCTGCTTGTTCGGGCCGGGGCTCAGGTTGGTCTGCTCGAAGGTCGTCACGATTCGAGCAAGTCGTGCGGGCAGGGCTGGGGTACGTTCGAGGTGGTCGAAAGGAAGGAGGGCACATGAGACGATCCGAAGTCTTATCCATACTGGAGGAAATGCGTGTCGAAAATGGCGGCACGCTTCCTCCTGAAATGGTGCTTGAGCGGGCGACACCCGTAAGCCATCCACTTCACGAGTGCTTTGAGTGGGATGATTCGAAGGCATCCCATGAGTATCGGCTGTGGCAGGCGCGGCAGCTCATCCGCGTTTCGGTCTCGGTGGTTCACCCTGAATTATCCCCCACGCGGACGTACGTTAGTCTTGTGGGGGATCGGCGCAACGGCACGGGGTACAGGAGCACCGTTGACTGTGCCCGAGATCCTGTACTCCGGGAACAGATGCTTGACGAGGCCCTCCGATATATGCAGGTTTTCGAGCGGAAGTATGGAATATTGTCGGAGCTTGCGACTGTTTTTACGGAGGTGAAAAGAGTGCGCCGATCTCGGAAGCGGGAGGGCGTTACAGCCTGAATTGTGGCAGATGCGGTGTGACCAGGCGCGGTATGGTAAGGCCAGGTACGGCAGATGAGGCGAGGCCTGGTAAGGTACGGCATGATCGGGCAAGTTGAGGTATGGCAGATGCGGCTAGGCTCGGTGTGTTAGGCTCTGGTCTGGTAAGACTCGTTGCGGTTGGGCGTGGTACGGCAGATTTGGTGAGGCAAGCCCTGGTCGGTTTTGGTCTGTTCGGGTGGGGTGCGTTAAGTTACGGCAGGTTTGTTGTGGTGAGTCTTGGTATCGTGAGGTCGGGTTAGGTGAGGTACGGCAGATGAGGCAAGGTATGGCGCGGCAAGATGCGGCAAGGCGTGGCCGGGCGAGGTCTGGCATGGCACAGTAAGGTATAGTAGGACACGGCACGGCAGGCAAAAAGACAACACGAATGAAAAAGACTCCAACGAGCTTCAGGCTTTCAGACGATGCTCGCGACCTTTTACAGCAGCTATCCGAGAAAACCGGCATAAGCCAGGTAGCGGTACTCGAGATATTGATAAGGGAGAAGGCGAAGAAAGACGGGCTTACTGTGAGGCGTGATCCGCCAAGGTAAGTCTATGGTGAGATACGGCAGGCAAGGTGCGGCCAGGCAAGGTCTGGCAAGGCGAGGTGTGGTGGGGCGAGGTGCGATAAGGTACGGCAGATATGGTGCGACCAGGTGTGTTTGGGTGTGCTTGGGTGTGATAGGGCATGGCAGGTTGAAACATTACCTGTTTCGGTGGTATATTGATATAGAATAACGCCGCTTGCGTGGCGGGGTCGGCTCCGAACCCTATAATTCGGGCAACGATTACATCGCATTAGCGAAACCGCACTGTAGAAGGGCGGCATTTTCCTTAACCGGAAGATGCTGCCCTTTTTCTATTTCATCCGGTCTGGCGAGCCGCAATTCGTCTTATCGGGTCTTTGCACCCTAAAGCAAATCAAAAAAACTGACCTATGGACTGGGAAGCAATCAACAAAGCAATCGGCGAACTGATCACCGCAGCGAAAGCAACGGTGAAAGTCGATGGCCTGTCCGCGAAGGACGTCGAGCGTGCACATAACGAAGCCCTTGCCGCCGAACTCAGAAACATGGAGCACAGTGTGCGCCAGTTCCTGCATGACGGCGGGCACTCTCAGGCGACCGCGCAGAACGCCGAGAAACTGAGAGTAGCCGCCGAGGCGACGAAGGCTCTTGAGACCGCGAAAGCGGATCTAGAGAAGCAGGTGAAGGAGCACAAGGACCGGATAGCCGAGATCGAGGCGAATACGCCCGATGCGGCCAAGATCCGCGACACGCTCCAATCTGAGTTCCAGAAGCGCGAAGAAGAGCTCGAGGGGAAGGTAACCTCTGCTGAGCAGCGCATGAAGGATCTCGAGGAAGCCCGAAAGACCGACAAGGTCGACGGCTTCGTGAACCGCTTCTTCGGACACGCCGGAAGCCGCGTAACGCCTGACGGTGAAGAGTGGCTGCGGGTGCGCGTCCAGAATATGCGCAACGATGGCCGCTTCATCCCGAAGATCGTGAGCGAAGAGGGCAAAGAGTCCCGGATCGGCGTGGCTGTGCTACGCCCCGGAAGCTCGGAGCTTGAATACCACGCCTCGAATGAGGAGGAGCTGCTCTCCGTCATCGCGAACGAAGTCTTCGAAAAGGCTCCCAAGTGGGCCGTGAAGGCGAACGTTTCCGGTGGAGGCGGCGCGCAAGGCGGCGGCTCAGGCGGAGGAGCGACGAAGTGGGATAAGATCCGAGAGACGGCCCAGGCCCGAGGCGTACAGCCCGGCCAGGAAAGCCTCAACGATCGCCGCGCGAAGCTTCTGCCGCAAGACTAATTCCCAGGGGGTCAACCATCAATTTAGGAGAAGATCATGCCTTTTAAGCGCGAACAGGTCACGGCAGGGGGTACTCAGTACGGGTATCCTTTCGTCGACGGCCCGCGTGACGTGGAGCAGATCACGGTCGACCTCTCAACACTAACCTTTGCCGATGGATCGGGCGGGGAAGTGGACGGGGACGGCTACATCATTCCCGGCACGCCCCTCAATCAGTACGGCGACCTTTGCGGCGGATCCGTCACGGACGAATTCGTCTACGGCGTCGTCACGGCTCCCGTCTACGTGGGGTCGAACCCCATCGACGCCGACGCCGACCTCGACGTCCTGACGGACATACAGTGCGCCGTTGCGCGCAGTGGTCTCGTCAACCGGGATATCGTCGAGGACAATCTCGGACGCGCACTGAATGCGAACGAGATCGCGGCCTTCAATGCCGCCGGGTCCGAACTCATGATCACCAGCACCGGAACACCCTAATAGCGAGGTATACAAATGGCCTTGAACTGGCTTGAAGAAATCCAGGAGGTCAGCTCGACGGGACTTACGGTGCAGGCACAGGCACTCAGTCTCGATCAGATTGACCCGAACCAGATGCTCCAGCATCCGGTCTTTTTCCCTTATGCGGACGTTCCGTCCGTCAACCTACAGCAAATCTTCGAGACCGACTACCGCCCTACGGCGGATCGGCGTGAATGGGATGCTCCCGGCCGGTTCATTCCGACCGTGCTCCCCGAGATCGAAAAGCTCCAGATGGTCCCGATCGAGTCGAACGACAAGATCGGAGAAGAGGAGATGCAGGCGATCGAAGAGCAGGCGATGGGTAACGACGAGGTGTACAAGCGCCTCGCTACCGTTTCCATCCCAGGACGAGTGGACAAGCTTGTGGGGGCGAACTTCCGCCGCGCCGAACTCGACGCCATCGAGGCGTGGACGAAGGGCACGATCACGGCGAAGAACCCGACGAAGGGCGGAAACGCTCAGGTGTTCTCGCTCGGGTTCGCTGTAGGTCGTCTCCAGACGGCAGGTACGGCGTGGAATGACGGCGGCACCAACGCTTTCAACGATCTCATGTCGTGGATCGAAGACGGCGAGGCCGAAATGGGTCCGATCATCGCCGTGAAGCTCCGCCGCGCGACGTTCAACGCGATCCAGACCGACGCGCCGAACATCCTCGACTACGGCGGCAACTCCATCAAGCCGTCGCCGGGTCAGGTGTCGGCTCGGGTTGCCGACATGCTCGGGCACGCCTTCCGCTTCATCATCAGCGAGGAGCGGGTCGACGTGTTTGATGATGGAGGCACAGCCTACACGCGTACGGCCGCATGGCCCGCTCAGTACGTTGCGGCCATCCCGCAGTCGGGTGTCATCGGCCAGACGGCGCGGGCTCCTGTGGTGCGAGCCATCGAACTGGCCCGAGGCGCTCCCGAGGCCGGAATTGACGTGCGCGGACAGACCGTGTACTACAATTTCAAAAACAACGGCCGCACGGCGGTGATCGAGTGTCAGTGCAACTGGCTCTCCCTCCCGCAAGAACGGAATGTCTGGACCATCGACGCCGGGGTGTAAATGCGAAGCATTCGCCTGAACGATAAGGACGCCGCGAAATACGGGATCCGCGTACTCTTGCCTTCAGCGGCGGGGTACGCGGATTTCACCGGCAAGAAGCCGGCCGTTGCAGCGACGCCGGAACCGCCGACTGAGCCCCAAGGCCCAAGCGTCACCCACGAAATCCGTGAGGATGGAACGTGGGTCGTCACGAGGGACGGCGTGTTCTTCGCGGACGGCGACAATGCGGAAGACATTCCGCAGGTCGTCGCATTGGCGGAATCCGGTGGGGAGTCATTCGCGCCGAGTTTCGATGTGCCATCCTTCGACGTTCCCGGGCGTCCCGCGCTGGAAAAGAACGGCATCAAGAGCGTGGACGATCTACGCGCTTACGTCGATGGCGGAGGTGTGCTCACGGACATCAAGGGCATCGGGGAGGCCACGGCCGTCAAGCTGCTCAGGGTGATCTAATGGCCGTCGTAAGCGGAGACTTCATCGCGCCGACTGGTGAACTAAGGGCCGATATGTTCCCCGGCGACACGCTCGCCACGAACATCGCGGCATGGATCACCAGTGCCGAGGCGAAGGCTCCCGACAACGACGATGCGCAAACCGCGTGGGTCTATTACCGGGCGTGGACGTCGGTAGCCAACCGGCTCGGTACGAACCCGGCTGAGGTGGACATTGAAGGGGAAGGGGGTGTCAAGACACTGAAAGAGCAGATCGCCTTCGCGCAGAGCCGCGCCGCCTACTGGCGCAGTGAGTACGAAGCCGAGTCGTCTTCGCAGGTGTCGCAAAGGTCATTTTCCATCCTTCGTTCTTTGCGTTGATGCTGTTTCATGACTCCGCGATAGCACAGATGAAGACGCTGTCCGACGACAGCCTGAATCATACCTGTGTTATCTCTGGAGCCTATTCCGGAGCGTGCCAGGTCTACGACGACGAAGTGCAGATAAGGCGAATGACGGGAGGTGATGCATCCTTCGACGCACAGGCCCTCATTCGCCTTCCGCATCAGTCGCATTCGAACTGGACGAATAAGACGTTCGACCAGGACAGTGCGACCGTAACGGCGACGTACGAAGGGATTGTGCAGACCGGAAGAATCAAAGCCGTCATGCGGAAGCAGGCGATGTGTTTTGTCGCCGTGAACTGGCTGGACGCGGCGGAAGGGTCGGATCTCGGAACGATCTCAGACCTTGCCGTCCTGGACAACGGCTCGGGAGGTGTCGCGCTAACCTTTACGCCTGCCACGGGTGCGACGTCGCATCAGGCGCAGGTAGATGGGGTGGACGAAGGGGCGTCGGTGGATGGGGATACGGGCATCATCGTGCTGTCGGGACTCTCGTCGGGAGAACAGGACTTCACCGTCATTGCCTCCGATGGAACGGACGAGACCACGAGTAACGAAGTGACCTTCGAGGTGTCATGAGAGTCCTGACGTCAAATACATATCCGATGCCCGACGAGCTGCGGGCGCCGTTCTTGGAGGCGGTTGGAAGCCGCCTTTCGGGATACGTGGCGCTGCTCCAGCTTCTCGGCGGTGCGAACGTGAACGTTGGGGCAGACCCGGAAGACAAACCGGCAAGCGGGAAATGGTTAACCGTAGGATACGAGAAGCCGAACGGACCGGTGCCGGAGACTTTCGAGGGGTGGCTTACACCGAGACTGTGGATCAAGAGCGAGTGCCGGCGAAACCTGTTTTCGTTCGTCGATGCGCTTTCGTGGCACGGGGAGGTTCATGCCGAGGTGTTCAACCGGCTCGAGAATTACCGGCCGTCACTCTCTGGGGGACTAAACGGAGGAAATGGGTCAGTCGTCGAGCGGGAAGAGATGACGGCGGACATCATGGTCGATGCGGACGACGACACCTATTACTTCACCAGCTTCTATTCGACAAGAATAATCGCCGCGCACGCGGCATAAACGGAGGTTAAACTATGTCAGGCCAGGCAGTAGCAATTTCAGAAATCGAAGGCGGTGCCCGCTGGGCACTGATCGGCGATCCTACGACAGGAGCGGGCGCGGGCATGGTCTCGCTCGGCCGCGTAGTCCGTGCCACTCGCACCCCAGCCCTCTTCCGGCAAAACGTCCGGAATGAGGTAGGCCAGGTGCTCAAGACGTACGGAAACGTACAAGAGCACACGATCGAGATCGAACTCCAGAAGCGTAGTGCCGCGATCCTCGCCGCGATGGTTCATGAGTATACCGATGAGACGACCTCCATCAGTATAGACGAGGCGTACGCGGAGATCGTCGGGGCAACGCTCTGCCTCGTGACGCAGGAAGTCAAGGACAATGGAACTCCACTCACCGACCTCACGACCGAGTGGTATACGTCCGTCGTCTCGACGAACCTCGGGGCGATCGCGAACCAGATCGTAAACGGCGACGATCAGCAGACCTATACGGTCACGTTCCTCGCGCAGACCGTGTCGACCGATCAGGACGGCCAGGCGATCAACACGAAGTACCGCCAGGCCTTCCGCGGCGATCCGGCCGATGCGATCAATGAGGTCACCCCTACGGCGTGGAGTTTGCCGACCGCATCCGGCTGGTAGGCCATGTTTGACGTCGTCCGGTCGCTCGTCCCCGTTGAAGTCCATGTTCCAGGGCTCGGGGTCTACACGATACGGAGACCCACGCTTCAGGAGGCGCTTACCGTCATGGCGGGTGCCGAGGATGGGTGGGATGACATTCGGGTGGTCGTGGGGAAGTGGCTCCCACTTCGGTTGTCGTCAGCGCTCATGGCGGCAGGTCCATCAGAGGCCATACCGGCGCTTCTCAGTCTATTGTCGGTGGGAATTCCCATACGACATGAGAATGACGAAAAGCGGCTGAAGCGGAAGCTCAGGGAGATGTCTTGGTGGGAGGTGGTCGCGGAGTATGCGACGTGGCGAAGAATGACGACCGATGAAGTCTTGTCGGAGGCGTGGCCGGCTTTCGTTGCCATGCACGCCGAGATGGACCGCATGAGGGCGCGCGAACAGTTAAGAGCGTGGGAGGCCGCTGCCGGGGCACAGACGGGCAAAATAGACGGCATGATTGAGCGGGCCGGATACGAAATAGCCGAATACGACGAACCCGAGTCAATGAATGACGAGTGGTTCGACCGGCAGATGAACGCGGCGAAGGCATGGCGCAACAGAAATCAGCAGGGAGAGGCGTGATGCTCAAAATTGTACGGTCCATATGGATGCACGGCCGCGTGTTCAAGCCGGGCCAGGAAGAAGCGTTGGAGATGGCCGGATTGACGGCGAAGGACCGTCGGAAGTACGTGCGGAGGGGGAATATCCGGGTGGATGGCGTGAAGGCCATTGATGCGAAGTCGTTCGCGGCGAATGAAACGCCTGCGCTTGACTATCGGACCGTCGACGAACTCCGGCAGATCGCGAAAGAGAAAGACATCCCCTATTCCGGGCTCCGTAAGGATGAACTCATTCAGGCACTTGGTGACGCGTAATGGCGCTCAGACAGGTACTGACCCTCGACATATCTCAGCAGAAACGAGCGTACGGTGAGGCGAAGCGCGAGGCGAAGTCGTATTCGGACACGTCGAAGCGTGATGTAAACGCCGCACATGAAGACATGGGCCGATCGGCAGGCCGTATGTCCGGTATGGTAAAGACGGCGCTTGCGGGTGTGGTCGCGTTTATAGCGACGCGCCTACTTGGCGCATTGAAAGCTGTCACGAGTCAGCTCTTCGAAATATCTACGGCCGCCGAAGAAACCGAATCGAAATTCCGAACGACCTTCGGTAGTTCCGCTGCCGTAGTAGATGAATTTCTCTCATCTTTTGGCCGGGTTGCCGGACTCACCCAGACTGAGGGGCGCGAAATAACGGCAACGCTTGGTGCGATGTCGCAAGGATTTGGTCTCAATCAATCGGCCGCCGCCGAGTTCTCAAAGCGCGTAGTCCGCGCTGCGGCTGATATGGCGTCCTTCAACAATTCGTCAATCGAGAATACGCTTCGGGCGGTCCAATCCGGCCTAATAGGTGAACAGGAGCCGCTCCGCCGATACGGCATTCTTCTGTCAGCAGCCACGGTTGAGCAAAAGGCTCTTCAAATGCGCTCCGCTGGCGTAACAGGCGAGCTCAGCGAGCAAGAGAAAGTGATGGCGCGATTGGCGCTCATCTATGAAATGATGGGCGTGCAGGGTGGAGACCTCGAGCGAACGCAGGGCAGCACACAGAATACGATGCGCCGACTCACGGCTGAGATTCGGCAGCAGCGTGAAGCATTCGCCACACAACTCCTACCCGCCTTCGAGCAGGCGGTATTCTATCTGGGGCAGCTCATAGACCTATACAGGGATGCGGCAGATGCTGCGGGACAGGAGTTTGCTTCAGGAATTGTAGATGTCGTCACGGAGCTTATAGACCTTTTTGATAAGACGCGCGCAGCGACAGAGGCGGCCGTCGACCTCGCGCTCAGTTTTGGAGATTTGCGAGACGATGGAGAAGACGCTATTGGTGTTCTCGGCCGCCTCGGGTCCACGCTTGACTTTTTGCGCAAGGGGTTTGAGGGTGCCGCATTAGCGTGGTTGGGCTTGCGGCGCGTCATAGGCGAGGCGGATCTGTTCCTGATGGAGAGGACGGCAGTGACGGCCGCGGACCGCGAAAGCGTCGAGCGTCAACGTGAAATAGTAGACGCCGTCAAGGAAGAGCAGCAAGCTATCAGAGAGCGAATCGTCGTTCGGGAGTTTGAGTTGGAGCTTCTCCGCGAGGACCGTGCGCGTAGGCGTGAGATTTCTGACCTCCAGCGCCAAGCGCAAGCAGTGATGCGGGGCGACCTGGAGATGAGTAATAGGGAGCTTCAGAAGTTCATCCTATCGCTGGAGATTGCAGCTGCCGAAGCAACGCACGATAAAGAGGAATACTTCGCGCTGTCTCAGGCATTACAGGCGTTTGCGAGAAGGGCGAAAGACGCTGCGGATGGCCCAATTGAAGACTTCGGTACAAAGCTATCCAAGGCTGTTCTGTCCGCCAAAGAACTTGCAGCCGCTCTTAAGGAATTGAACGAAGAACGCTTTGCCGTCGTCGGGGACCGAGGCATGGCCTTTGATCTTCCTATCGACATTCCTGACTTGACGGCCCTTGACACGGCGAATTCGCTGTTCCAGCGGGTGGCGGATCTGGACGTGATGGAGCAATCGATCGACCGGCTCCGGCACGGATTGTCCCTTCTGAGACAGGCCGAAGAGAACGCGACAGATCCTATTCTGCGCGAACGCATTCGAAAATTGGCCGACGAGTGGGGGGTGTTTTTGGATCTAGCCGAGGGTATCACCCCAGAGATAAAAAGGGCCGCAGTAGGGTTTGATGCCTTCATTAAGGCCTCGCGAGGCATTACAAGGTTGGCTGATTCCTTCGGACTGTTATCCGACGAGCTTTCGGATGTTGTTTCAGGGGCGATCGACGCGGCTGATGCTCTCCAGGAAATCGATCAGATCAAGGCGGACACGGACCTATCGGGCTTTGTAAAGACGGCCTCGCTTGCGGCTGGATGGGTTGGCGTTGTGGCGGGTGTGGCAACAACGGTCGTCGGCCTTATCGGGGCCATCCAGAAACGCGGCGAGGACGAGAAGAAGGCGACCGACGAGCAGATCCGCGCGATGCGCGATCTGGCGCAGTCCATCAAGGACTCGGCTAGATCGATTCGGGCACAGCTATCGGCCATACTCGGAGAGGGCGTCGTCGGCGGTGACATATCCGCATCCGACCTTCATGCATCGCAGGCGCGCGCTCGCCAGCTGCGAAATATCGTCGAGTCGCCCACGGGCACATTCGCACCCGGCGCGGCCCACGACATTATACAGAGCCTGATTGACGCGGGCGTGCTGGATTCCGGGGCATCGAGTCTGTTCGATGACCTGCTTGAACAATTCGGTGGGGATCAGAAGCAGGCCGTCGCAGCGTTCCTTCAGAAGACCGGTCTCGAGCAGGCGCTCGCCGACCTGGCCGCGGCCTTCGGCACATTCGGCGACAGCGTTGAGGGCGCCATCGAGTCGACGCGGTTCATGGGACAGTTCCTCGGCGCCGATCTCCTGGCCCAATTCGAGCACTTCGTCGCGTTCCTCGCGGACAACGTAATACCGCTCGGAAGCGATCTCGGGCAGATGCTGAAGGAGGTACGCGGACTCGACCTGTCCACACCTGAAGGCCAATCGCGACTAAAAGAGATCGTCGCGATCATCGCGGCATCCATGCCGCAGTTCCTTTCCGGCCTCGATATGTCTCCGGATGAGCTTCAGCGGATCCTCGAGCAACTTCTAGGATTTGCGGAAGGCGACATCTCAGCGGGGGGTGACGAATTCACCCGCTCCGTCCAGATCGCCCGCTCCATCACGGAGATCCAGGCGAATGAAATGGTCGTCATTCTGGACGAAATGCTGATCGTCCTGAAGCAGATTCGCGGACTTGTCGGCGGCAGCTTCCCGGATTACACGGGCGGGGTGACTCCGGGGAATCTTCCGCCTGCTTTAGGCCAGCTCGTTACGAAGATCACACTGATGCCGTCGATGCCTGTGCCCGTGGCCCCTGTACAGAACCAGAGCTTTTCCGCCAGCTTCGGGGACATCAATATGAACGGACCCCTGAATGAGCAGAGTATCCAGGCCATCGGCCGCGTGGTGATGGACGAACTACGCCGCCGGTCAGCCGACCCCATTAACACCACGTTTCGCAGGATTTGAGCGTCCCCGCTTTAAATATCGCGTATCGACACGATGATTCGGTCATTCGCCCGGAAGCAGATGGGATACCCCTTTTCCTCCAGGGTGCCATACAGAAGCTTCGTCGTAGCCATTTGAGTCGTCGTCTCGTTGGTCGTGGTGATGATGCAGCCGCTCCTACCACCCTGAGCCCCTGCCAACCGGAACACGTCGGAGGCGTCGTTTACCTCGGCGTATCCACGTGCCGTCGTGTGGTATTCCTCTTTTCTCATGAGCCTGTTTTACCTGCAATATAAGTGTCCGTCCCCACTTCCATATCAGCCATCGACATCCTGACGGCGGACCGTTCTGCCGCCATAGGGTCGATCGGGGACATCCGCGACTATGTCTCGGGCGCCACCGTGAAAGGACGTCTCATGCAGGGCGAGGGTCTGACGGTGACTCTTGCGGCCGGGGTGAACACCTTCGACGCGATCCGGGAGCTTGCATATGGACAGGTATTGGATATCTCCACGTGGACGAACCAGTATTTTATCTCGAAAGTCCGCCGCAACTATCCCGATCTCGGTGGACTGCAGATCGAGGCCAGGGCTTACTACGAGCGCCTCAAGTTCTCCCGGTGCAAAAGGACCTACGACGAGACGAAACGTGTCGACCGGGTCTTTACCATCTACGCGCAGACGCCGGAGGAAGCACTCGACACCATCATGGACTCGGCGCCGTCCGGATTTGCGGCGGGCTCTGTAACAGCCCTTGCTACCGATCAGAAGACGGCGAAAATCACGCTGTCGCTGGAAGACGATACGCACTGGACGGCGATCGAAAAGCTGTGCGGCGCGATCGAGGCGAAAACCGGCGTGGCGTGTGAGTTCACATTCACCCGCAACGGCGACACGTACGAGGTCGATCTCGTTCAACAGGTTGGGATTTCAGGGAACCGCTCCGTCAAGGCGGGCGGGGGTTCCGTTTCTTCCCCCTCGAACCGGTTGAACCTCCAGAGAATCACCCACGGCGACGACTACTTCTCCCGCATGTCGGCGGTGATGGGCGACGAGGCCGAGAACATCACTTTGGGGAGGGACTTCGATGGCCGGCCGATCCACTGGAACGTACAGACGGCGACGCCGGGATCCCCTTCGGCGGGACGTACGACGCTAACGCTCTCCGGCGAACCCGTTCCTTATGACGACTGGGGGACGGGCGCGGGCGACGACTCGCCTCATTATTTCGGCAACGATGCGGAAGGGTTCTTTGCGATAGGCGATTCAACCTATCCGAATACGATCGTCCTTCAAACCGGCACGACCGAAATCGAAGATGGGTACTTCGCCTCGGATTCCCAGGGAACGGCGCTCGACTACATCCGGGCGTCGGACGTGGAGGGTGATTACGGAATCGTCGAGAAAAAAGCGCCGGTTCAGGGCGCTCCGGTACCCAACCTCATTCGACGGGCAGGGGATTCCGATGACATGGAAACGTTCGTTTCCGGCGTGCCGGACGGGTGGGTCAAGATCCTGGGGGCTACGACGGTAGCCCAGGTTACCGACGAGCGGTACGCCGAGATCGGGACCAATTCATGCCAGGTACAGGCGGCGATAGGCGGGGGGATTCGAAGCGGGTTCTACACGGTCAGGGGTGGGCTTGCATCCTGTCTCGTGAGAGTCGCCGTAGAGGCGGGGGAAGTCCAGGTCCTGATGCGGGACGAAGAGGGGAATACCTTTCCCGGCCCCGACGAAGGCCAGGCTATCTCGTCTTCCCGCGCTCTTCAATCATTGGCCGTCGGCGTCTGGAACACGTTTGAGGGCACGGTCGCTGTTGAGATCCTCGCCACGAAGCCCGGAACGGTATTCTACGTCGATGCGGCGACACTTACTCCGTCTAACGGCTCCTACGACTGGCAAGCCGTCATGGGCGGCCGGGAACTATGGGCCGAGGCGGGACGGATTCTGACGCTCGATGGGGGTGTCATCTGGAACGAACTTTCGGGTTCGTCGATCGACCTCTCCGAAGTGACCGGATTCACCGACTTCGACGCCTTTGAACTCGGGGCCCTCGTCACGATTCAGGACGGCTACAACGACTCTGTCCACGACGTCAACTTCTCGACCCGGGTTCTAGAGTTCGAGAAGTCCATCGTAGGGAGTGCTTACGAGGCCAGGTGGACGGCCGAGCGGGTCCGAGACGACTTTATCGACTATCTGAGGGCAGGGAAGCCCGTCCGCCCCCGCCCGGTCCCTCAGACGCCCGTCACGCCGCGATACCCGCCTCGGCTATCGGTTGAAAGGGAAGACGTAGCCGACGCGGACGGAGGGGGGAATCCCGGTGTGACCTTCACGCTCTTCCCGAAGACGTCCAAAAACGAGGACCTCGAGAACTGGGAGATTTTCGTCTCGGTCGACGGGGAGGCGTTTTCGTCTCTCGGCACGGACGAGGATTCTTTGGTGTCCGATCCCGACACCGCGTACTTCATCGGTGGGGGCTACGCCTCTAGTCTCGGTACGACCGCGCAGCCGACGTACTCGGTTGTCTACCCGCCTGATGACGGGTCGGTCAAGTCCGTCCGGTTCTACGTGGTGGCGAGGTCTACGGGGCTGGCGTCGGAGCCGGTAGAGTATCTCGTGCGAAACCCCGAGATAGCGGCGGGGCAGATCACCGGAACCCTCATTTCCTCGCAATTAGGCGAAGCGGCGCAGTCCTACGGCAAGACGTTCGCCTTTTCCTCTGCCGATGCCGATACCGTCGCGTGGGGAGCGGGAGTGCTCACGATGGCGAGCGGAGCTGGATTCAACATCAACGCCGGCAATACCGGCGACATGGTTTTCGGGTCGATATACTTCATCTATTTGGACCCGGACACATCCACGACGGACCTCCAGGTATCGACGACGAACGCCGATGCGGTGGGCTCAAGGAAGGTCTTATTAGCCGTTGCCCAGATGTCCCTCGTTTCCGCCTCCGCGTTCTTCCAGGATGCGGTCGGGATTCTCAGCCTGACGAACGAGCAGCTTGCCGTTGACTCGATTTTAGCAGCCAACATCAAGGCGAATCAGATCGCTGCGGTTCATATGACGGCTGCGTCGATTGAAACACTTCATCTTGCGGCGAATGCGGTCACGACGGACAAGCTGAATTTCACTCCTCTTATTTCCACGTCGGGGACGGGAAGCATTGTCGCTACCATCAACGCGACGGCGGAAGGGATACGGATTTCCGCCGGGCTGCTTGAAATCGACGCTACGACGACGTTCGCGCCGGGATTCGATCCGACGACTAAGACGGTCACGATTTTAGACAACGCGGCGCCCACTGAGCGTCCTGACGGAACGGCGCTTGTGAATGGCGACCAGTGGCGGGATACCGACGATGGCCGCAAGCCGTATTCGTGGAGCGGCACGCAGTGGTTCGCGGATTATACGATCATTGATGGAGGGAATATCGATGTATCGACGCGTATTACCGTGGGGACGGGGAATAATGTCGGCGTCATTTCGGGAGCTGATGCGACGTACCGGATATGGGCCGGTCACGCCACGGCGGCAAGTGCGACGTTCAGAGTAACACAGACGGGCGTCCTCACGGCAACCGGGGCAACGATTACAGGCTCGATTACAGCTACGTCCGGGGCCATTGGAGGGTGGACGGTCGGGGCGACGACGATAACGGGTGGCGATGCGGTGCTTTTCAGCACCGGTGTTCTCGTACTCGGCACGGCGAACGACGTGGTGAAGCTGTCGGCAGCGGATGCCACCTACCGGCTCTGGGTTGGTAATGCCACGGCAGGGAGCGCTCCGTTCAGGGTGTCAAAGACGGGTGCGTTGACCACCACCGCATTGACGGCTACTGGTGGAACGATCGCCGGATGGGACATCACGAACGACGATATCTCGAAGAACAACCTCATTCTGGACAGCTCTGGGCTCATTATAGCAGGCACCGGGAATGACAAGGCCACCATCGACGCGACGAACGCGACGTATAGGTTTTGGATTGGGAACGCGACGGCGGCGTCGGCGCCTTTTAGGGTGACCAATTCGGGGGCGCTTGTGGCAACCAGTGCGACAATTACGGGAGCAATTACGGCAACATCTGGCAGCCTGGAGGACTTGGATATTGACGGGACGCTCACGATGGGCGCTAGTGGCGCAATCACGAACAGCGGCGCGGATTATACGCTTGATATAAGCGGCCTGCGATTCGCTGCTACCGCTCTATTCGATGCCCAGCGGGCTATCCAATTTGGAAACGGTGCCGGGCGTATTTATGGCGACCTTTCGACGCTTTTCATTCAAAACGATCAAGGCGGCGCATCCACGGTATCAATTATTGGGAATGTCGGTGTAACAATTGCGGCTACCAATGTTGATCTCCAGGGCGCCACAACTATTAATAGTCAAACGGTATGGTATGCCGGTAACGATGGCGCCGGCTCGGGCCTGGATGCAGATAAGCTCGACTCGTTCGAAGCCTCGGTATTCCATCGTAATACGGCTATTGCATCCGGCTCGTATTCGCCATCGTTTAGCCGCCGCTTTACGGTGATGATCGGCGGGACTGGATACTACATATTTGGAACGCTCGCGGCGTAGACTAGAATTCGCCAATGCTCGGACGCCGCCAATAACCATGAAGAGAGTAGACGCATTGATCGAGACTGCTCGCCGACAAATAAAGCGAGTCGCCGACGACGGTGAAGCCGTAGGACGCGTTCTCGGTCGAGCACGGGCCGCTTATGAGCGTGACGATCGAGTCTCCGCGCGTCTCCGCGATGCCACTAAAGCCCGCGGTAGAACCCGTGTAACCGTAATACTGCCCGTCGATGTCAAAACCAATTTGTTCAGACCGGTCGTGGGGGCGCTCCCAATTTCCAGTAAGTTCGTCCGTAATGCGCTGGTCATGGCGAACTACCCCAGAACACGCACCGACAAAAAGGAGAATAAGTATAGAGAGTTTCATAATTCCATCCGGTTGATTCCGAGTACGTAGATAATGTAACCACACACCGCCCCAACTGCATTCATAAACCCAACCCAAAACCTGAACCATGCCAAAAATCCCAACAAGCGCCGACCTCCTGAAAGCTCGTCAGGCGGCTGTCGTTCGGCAGTCCGAGGCGAAGTAATGGCAAAAGCCGCGAAGAAAAAGCCGGGCAAAATCACACTATCCCTCGACGCTAAAGCGGTCATGGACGGGATCTCTCGTCTCGATCGTCTAAAGAGGCACATGAAGGGACGCCGTCGCCTTCAGATAGAGATGAATATACACGAGCTCAACCGGATTGCCGATCCTATTCGAAAGGCCGTCGAGGGCGTGTCGAAAGAGCGGGCGATCAAAGATCCGTCAGGCGAGCCGGTTCAGAACTTCATCCCGATCAGGAAAAACCCCGACATGCGGCTCGACTTCTCCCGATACGACGGGCAGTGGAAAGAGGGCGAATACGCCCCAGGGCGAATCGTGATGTTCTCGAACGCCTTCTACGAGGCCGAGGACGTGACGAGCGAAAGGCCTCCGTCTGATACGTGGGCACATATCGGAGATGGGGGGAACGGGCATTTTCTCGAGGATCCTGTCGCGTGGCGGAAAGAGGTTCAGGAAATCGAATTGGAGACACACGACATGGAGCTTTACACCATACCGGCCTCGCTCTACGACGAGCATGACATTGACGAGTGCTGGCTGGAGATAACGGATATGGGGGAATAGAATCCATGATAAGCGTATTCACACCCGTCCATCCGAGTAGCGCGGTCCACCTCCCCGAGGCGGTCAAGTCGATGCGCGAGCAGTCTCGCGACGACATGGAATGGGTGCTCCTCTATAACGGAGGCGCGGAGCCTATCGGCACGGGGTTTCGAGAGATCGTTCTACCTGAGCGCCATCCTGCACAGGGCAGCGTCGGCGCGCTAAAGAAATACGCCTGCTCGGAAGCGAAAGGAGATATCTTGGTCGAGCTCGACGCAGACGACATTTTAACACAGGACGCACTCGAGAAGATCGAGACGACTTTTTCCGATCCGTCCATTCAATTCGCCTACTCCAACTGTGCGGAGTTTCGCAGCGGTACGTGGGAGCCGCGCGTTTTCTCCGAGTACTGGGGATGGACGGACCGGCCTTTCGAGTGGGATGGAAAGGCGCTCCGGGAGCAAGTCGCATTTAGTCCGGGCCCTAACTCTTGGCGACGGATCGAGTGGGCCCCGAACCACGTCAGGGCGTGGAGAAGATCGGCTTACGACGCACTCGGCGGACACGACGAGAAGTTGAAAGTCGGCGACGATCACGACCTCGTTTGTAGGACAGCTGTCCGGTACGGGTTCTCCTCTGTAAAGCACATCGACGAGTGCCTGTATCTCTATCGGCTGCACGAGAATAACACGTGCTATTCGAAGAAGGGGAACCGGGCTGTTCAGGATCAGACTTCGGTGAACTACCAGGTCTATTACGAGCCCATGGCGATGCGGTGGGCTCGGGATAACGGGCTCCTGTGCCTCGACCTTGGCGGGGGCATCGACGGCCGGCCGGGTTACGTGACGGTAGACCAGCGCGGCGGACAGATCGAGGCGGATCTCACGAAGCGTTGGCCGTTTGCGGATTCGTCCGTCGGTGTGCTCAGGGCATCGCACTTGCTCGAGCATCTACCCGACCCGATCCACTCGATGAACGAGGCGT